AGTTTGAGTGACGCACGAACATCTACTCCAGACCAGTCATCTGACGAACCCGTCGGACTGGTGAAGCGGATAGTGTGCGTTGGAAGTACAGGAACTTTCTTGTGATATGGGAGGTCTTCTAAGTCAAGAGGCTTGAGCGCAATTTTGTGCCCGTTCCACAACTTTTTGTTGTAGTCGAGTACTCTGTTGACGTTCGCCTTTCCTGGCTCCTCCTCATACATGTCGTCTAGTGAGATCGTGCTGTCGAACAGCAAGTTCACAGTTGAGAGACCTACTGCACGTAAGAAGCTTTGTGATTGTTCTTGAGTCGCTATCGACTCGTCAATCCAGACTGGTTGTCCGAGTTTCTTCTCGACAATCCGTCTGACCTTCCAGCTTGGTAACAAGCTGAATGGTACGCTTTTAGGTGCAGAGTTCTCCCAGTCTCCGAGTATTGCTCTGGCTATCTTGAGATCCTTCTCAGATGGCTGGAATTGCTCGTTGACCTGTGATGGTGGTAGTCCTACTCCACCGATCCACTCCGGCATGAACCACGGGATGTTCCTGAACTTCTTGAGAAGCGGGCGGTGCTTGTTGATGAAATATTCCAAGACACCTTCGCGTAGGGACGGGGGGGAGAGTCGAATCAGTGTTCGAGCTCGGGAGCCTATTCCTGCATACTCGTCGTTTTGGTCGCGTAGACCCACGACTCCTTCGGAACGTTTCTTTCCGAGGAGTAAACCCGAGCGTACAGTGAAGACTTCCTTGAACCATCGTAGCCGTCTGACATCTGTTCCATCTTCTCGTTTTGCAAGATACTCTTCCGGGGTTTTCAGTCTTGTGAACTCTGTTGAGTTCATGTTGACGAATTCCCTGGAGAAGAATGTCTTTCCTACGGACTCTTTTAGTCCGGCAAAAGCGAGAACTTGACGCCAGATTCCGGCCACTTTGCTCTTTGCTCTCAGTGCTACGTCGTCGCCGTTGACGCACAATCGTGCGTCTGCGAGTGTGTAGGTTCGCTTATCTGCGACCTCACACGCCCAGCGACATCCAGCAGCATTGATGATACAAAGAATCGGAAAACTGATTACTGAC